TGTACAAATGAGTGTATTTGGAAACTTGTACTTGGCTATTTCTTCTACCTTAAAATATTCTCCACTTGGTGGGTTTATTTGGAACCTATCCATTGCCTGGATATCAATGCTTGAAGGGACAAACATTTTGAGTGCTTTCACTTGAAGATGGCCGATTTCCTCTTCTTCTTGGACATCGCTGCCATATCTCTTTTCTGTGAGAAGTGCTCTTGTCCCTGCAACTCGAACCCAATTTGGCTTCAATTCAAGCGTTTGCGGATCTCTTGTCCTCTCTCCAGATACCCTATAAACCTCCCCACTCACATTGGTTTTGTAGAGAACACAGTTGTACTGGAACGCCTCATTTTCAAAAATGTCAGGAGTTTTGTTCATCAATATGTAGAATTGGCCCTGGCTTTGCAGCTTTATCAGATCACCGGTTTCAGCTTGAGTGTCGTATTGAAGTCTTGCTTCAATAAAGAATTCCCGAATGAAAGGATCTGATACTTGGGAGTTTAACTCATATTCGAGATATTCTCCGCTGTAATTCTTCCAATTCTCCGAGGATTTGTAGATATCATAGGCAACACCAATGTCATCCCGGAGCATTTCCTTGATGTCTTCGCCCAGACTCATCTACTCATCCTCGAAAAGATAGGTAATGTCCCTACCAAGTTGGTCATACACAAAACCAGGGCCAACAGTATCCCCAAACATCTTTGTGGGATCTACATTTGCGAACTTCTCCGGTTCATCATCCATTGCCTTCTCGAATTGCTCATCCATCTCCTTGAGAAGCTGGTAATAGTTCTTAAACCTATCATCCAAGTTCTCTTGGCGATGTTTGAAAAGATGAGCAGATTCAATGAGAAGGGTTTCGAGTGTGTGTCGAACAGAACGCTTCAACATCCAAAGCCGCCTGAAAGCAGCTGTTGGAGTCTCCGCATCAGAGAGAGGAAGGCTCCACCCCAGCTCCGCAACAGCATTGTCGATGCCTTGATCGATTGTATCAGCATCAACCTTATCTGCTGTCTTGCGAAGCTTGGTCTGGACCTTCTCTGTGAGAGCTGTTCTATCCACTATTTCCTCCTCTTGAGCTTGGTGGAGGATTCAGAAGAGGAATCAGAGCTTTCCTCGCTTTCAGAAACAGAGACAGCCTCTGATTCCTCTTCCTTCTTATTGGATGTGGTGATAATTGGCTTGAAGAACTTATCTCCCCGAGTCTTTATGTCATTGATGATAGCTTTTTGCCCTTCAACATCAAGATCATCAAGCTGCAACTCGGTGCCATTGAGATAGACCTTTCCTTTGATTTTCATGTTTGCTTGAAGGATCACTGCCTTCACATCATCATAATTCATCGGACACCTCCGTTGCCAAAGAAGTTTGCTAACGAATCAGCTTGCTTTAATCGTGGTTGAGGATATAGACCGCATCACGGTGATACAGGACCGGCAAGCCCTTGTCCTGCACCCTGACCCACAGTCCTTCTGGGTCCCACTCTTCCTTGCGATCAACCTTCTGGCCGTAGTGGCGATCCAGGCCAAAAGGAGCCTGCATAAACTCGGCAATGGGCATGCCATCAATCCGATTCACCAGAAAGACAACCTTGTTGTCCGGAATGAAGCTGGCAGTGACCTCGATGTGGTCCCGGCCCTCAACATAGGAATTGGACAGAGCCTCATTGATGACGATTTGGGCACTGGAGACATCGACAGAGCTGACAGTCTTATCCTCGTATTTGCCAGTCTTTTGATTGACAAACCGGACAGACATATCAGCTTCGACATCACTGGTGATCTCATCAAGAGTGATGGTTGTGCTGTTGATATTGGTGATCATTGCCCTGATCTTGTACTTCTCGTTATAATTAACGAGGTTCGGAATATCCAGAAGACTTCCGATGACAGGAATAGGACGGGCAAAGAGATCACCCTGACCAAAAGCAGACTTCTTGAGCAGATTCTGAATGGTGCTGTCCTCAACCATAGTCCTCAACGTCTTGTTGTTGAAGATCATATGGGTGATTTCAGCATTCACAGCATCAGAAAGTGCTTCCTTGGCGTCAAAGACATCACCAACGATATCCGGGCTGGAACCATTGATCCAACGCTCATCAGAAGTCAGGTTGACGATGTGCTCACTGGGGATTCCGTAGGAAACGGTGAAGTGGACAGCACTTTGCGTCAGATAGTTCACTTGACCTTCAGTGAACATCTTTGCGTACATCCACTCACGACGACGAACGCAGCGGTTCCGCATCTTGGTCAGCTCACGAGCAAGCTTGCGTTCCGCAGGTTCAACCTTCTCCCGAGTCCCCATTTGCCGGATGTTGTTCAGCCATTCCTCGTCCATGTACATCTTCTCTTTCCAGAAGGCTGCTTTGGCCGAGTGCTCCCCAACACCGGTGGGGGCAAGAGTCGGGGCTACGGTTCCAGGGGGGACAAAGGGAGTCAATCCGAGATCACCCTGATAGCTCTCCCACTCAATGGTATCAGAGGGGTATTCGTCTTGCCCAAACTCATCGAGAAAATACGTCTGAGGCGCATTCATATCTCTCTCGATGAGCTTTTGCATCGTAGACACCCTCAAGGATGGAATATCAAATGTACCCTTAGGCATGTGGTTTCACCTCCTTCAAATTTATCCGCTTTTTATTTGAGAATCAGGAACTGGCCCTTTTCCGAAGCACCAAGGTCAGTCTTGGCAGCAGAGTCGTACTGGTTGAGGACACCCTTGTACAACGCAGCATTGCTGATAACCCTGGATGTGAGTGCACCAAGAGCATTTTCCCCAGTTCCAGCATCAACACCCTTGTCAAGAATGGACTCAGCCTTGGCATAAGGATCAGAGGTATCAGACTTGACGTAGGCGTTTGCGCTGTTGGCCGTGGTGTAGTTCGCATCCGGAAATGCGTTGGTGAACTCAACCTTGGCCCTGCCATTAACGCCAGAATCCCGAGTGATAGCAGTGATAGCACCACCATCATGGGCATTGCCATCGCTGTGGGCAAAAATGATGTCCTGCCCAACCTTGAACTTGTAAGAGTTCTCGTTGGACATGTAGCAGAAAGTCTCACCATTCCCGCCATCAACAGTCAAAGCGGCACGCCCAGGCTGGTCTGCGACAATGCCATCGAATGTTGCCGGAGGATAGGGAACCAACTCGCCAGAAAGAGTTTCCTGGGCCAGGACGGTCCCGGTGGGGAGTTCACCGTAACCAGCCTGAACCTTTCCAGGGAGAATGATTGCGATATCACGAGCAGTGTAAAACAACTTGCGATACGCAGATTCTCCACCCCTGTTGATTTGTGGAATATCACCATACGTTACCATGTGGTTTCACCTCCTTATAGGATAGGCCAAAGATTACTCGGCACTGGTCTCAACAGTTTTCCTATTGGACTTGCCCTTGGGGATGTACTTGGACAGCCTCTCGACGGTTTCATCCTCTTCCTTGGTGCTGACTTCGTTGCTGTCATCGCCGTCAACTTCCCGGAAGAAGGCTCCACCACCATAGACGAGGTTGTCACTCATGTCCTGGGGCCAGTCCTTGATCTCTGCATCAACCGCTTCCTTGAACTTGGCTTCATTGAGAGTCCGGTTGCCATCGTCATCCTCGTCAACATACTTCCGGTAGTCGATGTTGGGCTGATTCCGAACCTTGTCATGAAGCTTTTGCGGCACATTGCTAGCTTCCAGCTTTGCATTGACAATGCTAGAAGCCTTGTCGCTCAGAGCAGTTTCCCTGCGCTGGACATCGATCTTCTCCAGCTTGGCAATCCGCTGCTCGTTTTGCTCATTCTTCTGACTGAGTTCCTGGATCTGCTTGTCCTTCTGATCCAGCTCGGGTTGGGCCTGACTCTTTCCCTCTTCCCGAAACTGCTTCACCAGCTCGGGATAGTTTTTCTCCAACTCTTCCTTGGACATGGTAGTAGGCATGTCTTCACCTCCTTCAATGTTGTTGCTCTTATCAATGTCCTCGTTCCAATGTTTCTTGTAAAGACTCTTGCACTTTTCTGCGATGGCACCAGCGGCCTCTGAATGCCCTCGCAAATTGTAGGCTGACAAGATGCCGCCGTTGTTGAGGTTGTTGGTTGTCGGGTTGACAACCGGGTAAGAACAGAGTTCAGTCCATGTTTGCGCTTTCGGGTCGCCACGAAGGGTGCGAGTGGCAATCCATCTTTTCATGGCCGCAGACATTTCATCAACGCTTGAAACAGGCTCATCGCCTTGTTCAGCATCAGGGTTAAATTTGTAATAACCCGAGATGAATGCCTTCATATCTGCAGAAACGCCACCCCAATCGGAATCCTCTGTTCCGTCATGATTGGGGTGGCGTATTCCGCTCACCTTGAATCCAGCATCCTCCAGCTGATCCTGCAGCTCATCACTGAAGAGGAAATCCTCCAAAGACTTATCATTGAAATTTACAGTCTCGATCTCAAAAGTCTCGAAGTTATCCTCACTGAAAGCTGCAGTAGAGGTATTCGAATCAACACCAAAAACACAGGCACTGCCTTCACGATATTCAGCTTCCCGGATGATCATCGCAGGGCCTTTCAGCTTTTGGTTATTCACCTCTGCCGAAGATCCCTCCTCAAGCCTTTCAATTCGGAGGGGCTTGATAGAGATGCTTGCCTGATAGGGAAAACCAGCCTTGGAGTTCTCGTAGAACTCATTGGCATGAGAGTTCTCCAGGAGCCTGATCTTTTCTAGCTTGACATTCCCCTCATCCGTCTTCGGCTTTCCAGAGAATCCAAGCTTCCGATCAGTCTCATGCTCCTCTAAAACCGGAAACTTGCTTTTCTTGCCAAACTTGAGGCCACTTACATCAATAGCAAGATCTCCGAACAACCAATGACGCATTGGCTTTCCGGAGTACACCAGCATGCTTGCATATCTTGTCTTCTTCTCCTCGCCCTCCTCAGCAAGGTTGATATCAGCTTGGTCCGGTTCTTGAAATGTAAATGCACCTTTCGGCAATGTGAGCTTTTCCTTCTTCGCTCTATTCTTGGGCATATCTCTACCTCCTTGATTTTGCCCCTTCGCCTTTCTCCACCTGTCATAGCAGACAGCCAGCCGTTGTTTTCTATCGGGAAACTCCCGTTTTGCAACACGATCTGACATTCAACGGCTGATGAATTTTCCCTTGGACTCGTTGCCTTTAGGGGATGGGAGTGGCATTATTCTTCTCCATCTTTGTCAGTGGAGGTGGGTTTGCTCCGCTTTTTCGGCTCCCCTTCTTCTTTCTCTTGGCGGGATTCTTGATCAACTTCTGGCTGGAGTTCTGGGAAGCGAAGGTCTTCAGTAGCCTTTTTGAGTCTCAACTTGCGGTAGTTGCCGAAGCCCATCTTGCGAGCAATCTCAGCATTGGGTATGCCCAAGTTCCTGTTGAGTGAGCCGTGCTTCACGCCCATGAAAGCATTTGCCCTGCTCTCATAATCACTGACCTCAGAGTGCGGGAAGGTGATCTCCACGAGTTCCCACGGTGCACGATTCACATGCTCCTTCACCGGCTCTTGATCCTCACTGAAATCCGTAACCTCAAGCACCCGGAAATACTTCTTGAAGGCCCCTACCTCTCCCATGAGGTAGAAGATTGGCCTCCAGAAGTCCCAGCGCAAGAACCGCTCAAAGTAGGCCATCTCATCCAAGGTTCGATCAGACATCGGACCTCGGCTTGCCTGAATTGCACCATATGTCTTTCCGGATGGACTTCCAGTGACAACATCTTCAGGCTGATTCAGCCCGGAGGTGATCATGTGCAATATGTCGGTGTCCTGCTCATTGATGCTCGTCAGGTTAGGGTTGTGAACCTCAAGCTCCATACC